AGTGTATTTGCCCCATCGTGGCACTTGTCTTCTGCAGCATGTAAATATGGGCGCTTGCGGCATTGATGACTTGTCAGCAGCGTTTGTCGAGGGCATGATACAGCTTTGCCAGCTTCACCCAACTACGGGCGTGGGTGACACTGGTGAATACCTTTCCCCTGCCATTGATAAGCAAGTGGGCTTGGGAATGCTGGGCTTAGCTAATTTCTTAGCTAATGAAGGCGTATCGTATGAAGATTTCGGTAAAGCCCTTGAGGCTTACCTAAGCGATGATCTTCGCGCATGGGAAACTAAATGGTTTAATACCATTGCAGGTCAAATCGTGTGGAAGCTTGACAATGCCATTGAAGATGCAGCAGCAGTAGCTCGTGGCTATGGAATGGACCGTGCTTTCTGCATTGCTCCCACTGCCTCATGCTCCTATCGCTACCTCGATAAAAAAGGCTTTACTACAACGCCTGAAATTGCGCCTCCCATCGCTCGCACGGTAGACAGGGACTCTGGCACTTTCGGTGTGGAAAGTTTCGACTATGGCGAAGTGGAAATTGCTGAAGAAGTGGGCTGGGAGAACTATTTGCGAACAGCGAATGGTCTAGTAAGCCTGTACCAAGAGACTGGGCTCTTCCATGGTTATTCGTTCAACTCATGGAGTGATGTGGTGGTTTATGACCGTGCCTTCCTTCAAAATTGGCTAGAATCATCTCAGACAAGCCTCTACTATTCGTTGCAAGTCCTTTCGGACACCCAGCGGAAAGATGATGCTTACGCTGCGTTAGATGATTCCTTTAAGAGCATGTTTGGCCTCGATGACAACGAGGTCATAGAAGATACTGTCGCTGGCGAAATTGAAGCTGCGTTTTGCGCCGCTTGTGCCGAATAGTTTCTTTACCATTGTTCTTCCTTAGGGCTGCTAAGCGGCCCTTTTCTTTTCCCTTTGCATAATTAAGAATGACAGTTGCAACCAGTCCCTATCTGTCCATGATCGCCAAGAAGCGTGCGTGGCAAGCTACGCCAGTGGACAATGCTCCCGTGAAGGAAGGTGCAGAGGCAACGCTGTTCCGTGCGCTGGCGCTGCGCCATTTGGAGCTACCAGTGAAGGACTTGCTTGAGCAGGGCCTACAGCGTGATTTACCAGCCACTCCAGGCGTCATTGAAGCTCTGCGCTCCAACCAGAAAGATGAAGAGCGTCACGACGAGGCATTGAACTATGTAGCCAGTGCTTACGGCACCAATGTAAAAGCAGAAAGCGAAGTGATGAACATTCTGAAAGCGTGGATGGAGCATCCTGCTCATCCTGTTCATAAAGTGGCAATTGTTGAGCGTTCTATTTTCTTCGTGGCATTGCCATTCTTTCGTTTCAATGGAAACATTGGCATGAGAACTGTTTCAGCGGACATCTCTAGGGATGAGCAAGTGCATTGCGGGGTGCATGGTCTTGTGGCAAAAGAGCTTAATGAAAAGGATTCCGAAAGCTTGAACAAGCTACGTGCCGCCACTGCAGCATGGCTTTTTGATGATCTTGGCGCCAGCGACGACAAGTGGCTGGATAAGGATGCCTGGATGAAGCGTTCTGAGCGTTTGTTCTGGACTGGTAAAGCACCCGATATGGTGGAATCGCGCAGAAGCCGTATGATTTCATTTTTTGAGGCGCCAAATACTTGCCTTCCAAGCTACGGGGCCGCTTAATATTAAATAACACGATAACTCTTTACAGGGGCGATGACAGAGCGCAGGACGTTCAACACGCCCCTTAGAGAACCGTGGAACCCCATTGTCCATCAATGCCTACGGGCAGTGGACTGTCACAATGAACAATATTTTCTCACTGGTAATGCTTGGCACCTAAAGCAATCTGAGCTGCTGAGGTATTATGTTAGAAGCTTAAAAGACTGGATTCGTGAAGAAGAGGAAAAGATGGTTCCGTCTCTGGGCCATGGCATTAGGCCCCAAGGAGGGAATGAATGAAAAAGAAGCAGACATTATTGCTTGCGTGCGAACTCTTGTTTTTATTTCATACCTGGCTACTAATGCTTTTATTGTTGCAGGAGTGATTCGGCACTGGCACGATTGAAAGGGCGTGAAGCAGGGTTACGTCGCGATAGACGATCAACTGGTGCGGCCAGTACCCTGCTTATTTCCGAAGAGAGTCTTCAATTCTCAACGAAATCCCGAAAACCAGCATTGACGAGGATGCTGGTGACCAGTGGCCACTGGGCTTCTGCAGAAGCTCCAGAAGCTTAGCACCATTCACTTCCGCCGTGCAGTCAGTTCCAAATATTCCTCTTTCCATTGCTCAAAGGCAGCCTTTGCAAGGCGAACCTCCTCGCTGTTCTGTCCATATAACCTGCTGCTCTCTTCAACGGCGCTAGAGGCTAGCAGCGCCTTGTTCCAGGCTTCTTCTATGGCACGAGACAAAGCCATGGGAACAAAGGAAAGTGTTTACAGTCTATTGTTCTGCTTTCATTTCTCGATCTCTTTTCAACGTTTGCTGAAACTTCTTTAATCGAGGAAGAAGCGATGGCTGGTAAAAATGATCTGCAGCCAGAAGTTGCAATGCCGTTTGTTTGTTGCCTTCCAGCAAGGCAATTAAATATGCAGCATCTTTAGACGATAGTTCAAACGGAGACATTTTTCACAGAATGTAGAATTTGTCAAATCTTGAAAATTCTAGTGGCATTAACGCACTAAGCTTTCTAGCCAATGCAAATCATCTTCTTTTGATGCTTCTAAGATTGCAGCAGCAAGGGCAAAGCAAAAGTCATCCACGCCTACTTCTTTACCACCAGTTACTGACCATTGCCCGCTTTGTCTATAGAGAACATTAAGGTTCTTTAGCTGGCGAATGGCGCGTTCATGAGGGTAGATATCTACAAGGCCAGCATTAAAGAGTTCTTTCATCTTGCTAAATGCTTTCATCTTGGTACTTACTGACCAAGTAAGCTCTCTTATGGGAAAATCACCAGACAAGCTTTGGATGGTGGCTGAACTGTTGAACTGGTCAAGAACAATGCTGTCAAACTGATAAATCTTATGGTGCTCTCGTATCCAGTCTTCCACTGCCTGAATACTGACTTCTTTTTTGCCATTGATCTCAAAGTCTGCCATAAACACATGGAACTTATCCACTACTAGGGTTTCTTTGTCAAAATGCACAATACAAGAAACGTATTCGTCACGTCCCACGCCGCCACGAGCAGGGTCTAGAGCCAGTACATACTTGCCCATGATTTGTCTGTCGGGCAGAAGAATGCCTCTTTCTCTGTTGATGGCAGCTTCAACTATTTCAGCAGCAAGCAGCGATGATTTATTCCCCCTGAACCTGGCGCCGTATTCAGTCCAGAATTTATCTTCATCTCGTTTTTGCTCTGCATCCAAGAAAGGACAGCCCCATGGAAGATTAGGGTTGATTTCCCATGTGGGAATATTTTTAGCTTGCATGAAAGGAAACTGTCCACTTTCCGCTTCCTTGAAATGCTCGTAGAACAGGCCGTCAGTGAGCCATGGCGAAGATAGCTCCAGGATGCGCCCATTATCTCCAAACTGAGCAATAGAGGGAGACAAGGCGTCGTAAATTGCTTTAGCGCCACGGTTGGCATCACCTTCTAGGGAGAAAGCAAGCTCGTCAAATACGCACATGACCACTGCCTTTCCTCGTGATGCACGAGCACTCGCAGGAATAGCCTGGAATACACAGCCATTGCTTATTTCAATTTCCGTAGCAGTCTCCCTAGTAATTTCTGAGCCAAGGGGACTGTCTAGTACTAACTGGCGAATGTTATTTAGAGCAATCTTCGCTTGCTGTTGGTCGTTAGCAATGGTAACAATGTACCACTTTTCATTCTTTCGTACTTTGCGCTTGTAACTACTTTCTAGAACGAAGCAGGCATATACGGCTGCAATAGAAGCCATGAGAGTTTTGCCAGAGCGCCGGCCAAGAGCCCAACAAGCATGGCTTTTCCCGCCCCCGAAGTACTCATCAAGAATTTCCTCTTGCTTGGGCCATAGCGGAGTGTTTAATACGTGCTTGGCAAAGTCAGAGCACTTTAGCTTCGTCATTTAAGCTTTCCATAGGGGATAGTGCTTCTTTGGGGACAAAATATGCAGGGCGACCACGAGCAGGGTCGGCACAGAATTCTTCCTTCATTGCATCCCTTCCATAGCACCAGCCATGGATGAGAGTAGTTTTGTCTTGAATGGTAACAAGAACAAACTTCTTATCAGGGTTTTCGTTGCGCTGCACTATCAAATCGTAAGAGTGCTTACTTCTGGTTTTGATATCCATTCCTGGCAGATCATCAGAACCTTTCTTAGCTTGAGTCTCTTGATACAAAAAGCTTTTCATGCCTAGGTGTGAGGCCACGGCCATCTCACCTGCTGCACCAAGTAAGTGAATGTCAAGGGCTTTGCTTCCTTTCCATGCGCCACCATTACGCCCACGCAAGCCTTTCGCTTCGTTAACGCCTTGTCGCCTCATACCCTCCGCCATTGCAATGCTTTTTTCTTCCTCAGAAAAGACAAACGAAATTGGCGTGGGCATAAGGAAAAAGAGTTCAAGCCCATCTTAGCCATTGTTAGCATAGATGCAACGCACACTAAGCTAAAAAATGTCGGAAGAACTGGTGGATCTAGGGCACAATGGCAACGAAAGCTTGCGGGCGGATGGCTTGGTAAATGCCTTGACGGGAATGGGCACTCGTCGCGACAAAAGCCAATACACTAATTCCACCCCCATCGTCTTCCTCACTCAAGAAGAGCTTGAAAATCTCTATAGCGAGTGGATTCCTAAGCGAATCGTAGACATTGTTGCCGAACAGTCCACACGGAAGGGCTTTAAGGTGCTGTTTGGTGGCGAAGGGGCAGCGGCAGAAGAGGTGAGTGGCGTGGAGCAAGTTATTGAGGATTTGTACATCCTTGAAAATCTTGGCTTGGCTTCTAAAAATGCGCGACTATTTGGCGGGGCTGTAATTCTGCTCTATATCAACGATGGTCGCTTTGCTGATCAACCAGTGGACTACAGAAACATTCGTTCCGTTGAAGGAATGGAAGTGCTGGACCGTTGGCAGATTGCCCCAGTGATTAGCGAAGATTCACTTTACGACTATTCCAAGGCAACGCATTATCAAATCATCTCTGGCGACCTCATTCGTCAACCACAACTAACAAAAATTCACAAGGATAGGATTCTCAGGTTCGATGGTGAGTGGCTGCCTTATCGCATTAGGCAGAGGAACTATGGCTGGGGAATGAGCACTTTGCAAAGTGCTTATGATAGTTTTCGTTTCTATTCAACTGGCATTAGTTCTGCCGCAACGCTGTTGACGGAGTTCGATATCTTTGTGCATAAGCTGCGCGGTCTTTCTTCCATGCTTGCCGCTGGCAAAGAGAAGGACGTGCGTGATCGTTTGGTGCTAAATGATATGAGCAAAAGCATCTATCGGGGTTATGCCATCGACGCTGAAAAGGAAGAGTTGGAGTTTATTAGTCGCAACTTTGGCGGCATAGGTGAAATTCTAGAAAAGCTTCGCATTGATATTATTGGCGCTTCACAAATTCCTCATACCATTCTGTTTGGCGAAAGCCCTGGAGGACTTGGCTCCACTGGCCGCAGTGAAGAGCGTGACTTCGCAAAACATTTAGGAGACTATCAAGCCTCCCACTACAAGCGTCCCTTGCAGCAGCTCATGAAGATGATCATGCTGAGCAAGGATGGCCCCACTGACGGAAGGCTTCCTGAATCGTGGAGGGTGAAGTTTAATGATTTGTTCGAACTGAACGAGCGCGAAAAAGCAGACGTACGCGCCCGCGTGGCAGCCGTAGATGGCCGCTACATTCAACTTGGCGTGCTGCACCCGCAGGAAGTGGCAGATGCGCGTTATGGGGGCTCTGAGTGGTCAATGGAACTCACTCTTGACCCATCGCTCCCTCGTGAGCTGCCGCAGGCTCCTGGGCAGAAAGAAGTGCCTCCTGGCGGGCGTGATCCAATGAATGAAGAGAATGGCACTTTGCCAATGGATGGCACTAGGGAAGTTGCAGACGGCGCTGGTTTATACCTTCCAGGCGATTTAGAGCACGAACGCGGAGATGTTACTTTTACTGACGAAGCCCTGCACAGTCGTGCGGTAGCTGCAGCAAAAGCAAAATTCAAAGTGTGGCCGTCTGCTTATGCCAGTGGTTATGTAGTCCAACAGTACAAGCGCATGTATAAAGAGAAGCATGGTTCCACTAGCGGTGCATTTAAGGGGGGCGATGGCGAAATCCATGCTGATGATCTTGGTCAGTGGTTTAAGGAAGGCTGGGTAAGAATTGGCGCAAATGGTGAAATCATGGGACCATGTGGCGGGCGTGGCGAGAAAGAAGGTAAGCCCAAGTGTCTTCCACAGGCGAAAGCTCAAGCCATGTCAAAGGAAGAGCGTCAAACGATTGTAGCCCGCAAGCGTAAAGCCGACCCCGATCCTGATCGCAGGGGACCAGCAAAGCTTGTTAGCAGCAAAGTAGATGCCATTGAACCCATGAAAGTGGAAGGGCTAATGCTTGCTGATATTGACGAAGCTGCGTTTATTTCGGACGAAGACATTGAGGATGCCATGAAGCAATGGAAAGAAGAAGCTCCAGCACAGTTCAAAGAGCTGCTAGAGGCTGACAATGCTGAATGACTTATCTTCGTTCAGCATTGCCGTTCTCTCCACCAGAATGGACGCTGAATGGTCTTACGACCGTCGCAGTGGTCGTTATCGTGACGAGAAAGGCCGTTTCCTAAGTAAAGCATCAGTGGGTAAGCTTGTTGATGGTCGCATTGACAAGCTGGAAACGCAACTAAAGCGTTTCACGCGGATGTTAGGAGATGGTTCAATCACGCTTGATCAATGGCAGGGAAGCATTCGTGAAGCAATTAAAGCGGCGCACATTCAAGCAGCGACCATTGGCTACGGCGGAAGGACCGAAATGGGAAGCGCGGAATATGGTCGCATCGGCCAACGCCTCCGTTCGGAATACACTTATCTACAAGGTTTTGTACGTGACCTTCTGGATGGCCGTATTTCTGCCCCTATGGCTGTTGCTCGTGTTGGCCTCTATGCTGAGAGCGTGCGGGGCTCTTATTGGCAAGGCACGGAAATGCGCGAGCAGCAACGTGGATTCTCGTTGATGCGTCGCATCTTGGATGCTCAAGCAGTGCATTGCCAAGACTGCATCGGCTACTCAGCGCGTGGCATAGTGCCTATTGGTAGCGTTCCTATGCCTGGAGTGCGTTGTGCATGTGGCGCACGTTGCAAATGCACGGTGAAGTATTTCAGGCAGCAGGCACCGACTGTTCCCGTGTAGCAAGCTGCAAAGCTGCTATGATAACTGTGAATTGAATGGAGATTTGTGGCCAAGTCTAGGCTCCCATTGCCAACGGAATACATTGACGAGTATCTAAGCTTAGGAGCAGAAGGAATTGTTCGATGGAAAAAAGCCCCGCATCCACGGATACAAGTGGGCACAGTTGCAGGAAACAATCCAGGTAACGATTATTTGCGCATTTGTTTGCAGCGCAAGGCCTATGGCTATCATCGCGTAGTTTATTACTTGGCGTATGGCGTTGATTCACTGGGATATGAAATTGATCACATTAATCGAAACTCTTTAGACAATCGACCAGAAAATTTGCGACTTGCCACTGAATCTCAAAACAAATGGAATAAAGGTTGCTCTCCAAAATGCCAGACTGGTTACAGGGGAATTCGCAAACGATTTTGGGGACAGTCTTACAGATGGGAGGTATCATTTAGGTGCAAGTACGTCGGCACATACAAAACCCTTGAGGAAGCCATCGAGGCGTGGGAAGAGGTAGTCAGGCCTTATGCCGGTGAATTCTTTTTGCCAGCACAAAAGCCATGACTATGATTATGGCAGTCTTGTTGCTTCAATGAAAAAGGTATTGTATTGCGGGGATTGCGGCGTACAAACGGGTTTCGGCCGCGTAGCCGAATACTTAATTCCAGCGCTTTCCAAGGAGTACGAGGTACATGCCCTCTGCGTCAATTGGGCGGGTGACCCTAGCGAAATGCAGGCACATTGCAAAATGTATCCTGCCATGGCGCATGGCTCCGACCCGTTTGGTTCCCATCGTATTGCCGAACTGGTTCAAACTATTCAGCCAGACCTCGTTTGGGTGACGAACGACCTGTGGGTGGCCATTAACCTGTGGGACGCAGTAAAACCTCTTAGGGAAAAAATTCCCTTTAAGTTTTTTGTATATACGCCCATCGACAGCTATGGCATTTTCCCTGAGCTAAACGGTCCCGTTAGCGAGTGGGACGGACTAGCAACTTACACGGAATTTGGCAGGGAAGAACTGGTCAAGATGGGTTATGAAAAGCCTATTTCCATCATTCCACACGGCACGGACTTCACTAAATTCTTTCCCATTGATCCTCTTGAATGCCGCAAGGAGCTAGGCGTGCCAGGGGATACGTTTATTGTCTTCAATGGCAACAGGAATCAGCCACGTAAGCGCATTGACTTGACCATTAAGGGTTTCGTTGAATTCGCCAAAGACAAGCCTGACGCTCGCCTATGGCTCAATATGGGAGCCAGAGACATGGGATGGGACTTGGTGCCATTGTTCAAGCGTGTGGCGCGTGATGCGGGGTACGACGCTACTGGCAAGCTCATTCTTACCAGTCCGCATTTCTCCACACATAACTGCCTTCCCATTGAACAATTGAATAAGGTTTATAACTCCGTCGATGTTGGCCTAAACACTTGCATTGGCGAAGGATGGGGCCTAGTAAACACTGAGCACGCTGCTACTGGCGTGGCGCAAGTGGTGCCTGACCATACAAGTCTCAAGGAAATCTTTAATGACATTCCACGCATCGCTTGTAACGGCTCTGAAACGGACAGGAACTACGGGCTAGAGCGTTTACTGCCTGATCCTAGCAGCGTTGCTGACATCCTTAATTACTACTACGAGGACCGTAATGCTTTGAAGGCTGCTGGCAATTGGTGCTACGAACGCATTCATGAAAAGCAATTTACCTGGCCTGTCATTACTAAGAAGATGCTGCGCATCGTAAATGAAGTGCTTAATCAGAAGCCAGACCAAGAGTCTTTCAAGGGCTTTGGCACCCCTGCGAAAATCGTTTAATCATCATGCAAGTATCCCAAATTTTTCTCTCTGACAGTGGCGCCGAACTGTCACCATTCTTAGGGCACGCCACTGGCACCGTGCGTCAAGCATTCCCAGGCGCAGACCATCAAATTTACACAAAGGAAACCCTTCGTGCTTTTATTGAAGCGAACTATTCAGCGGAAGTACTGTGGGCCTACGACTGTCTGAAGCCCTATTCGTATAAAGCTGATCTTGGCAGGTTTTGCTTACTAAACAAGCTTGGAGGATGGTACATGGATATTGCCGTCAGAGTGGTCAATCCAGTAGAAGTAGGAGATCGCATTGAATTTTTGGCTTTCCGCGATATTCAGCGCTTTAGTTATACCACTTGGGCATGTGCAACTACTGTTCTTTATTCAAAGCCCGACAATATGGCACTGACTACTGCCATTGAAATGATTGTCAACAACTGTCACAAAAAGTACTACGGAATCACTCCATTGTGCCCCACTGGTCCAACATTACTGGGAGCAGCTCTTGCTGCAAATGGTGGTAATGCCAACTTCGTCTACGGCGATTATCTAGAACTGACGCCCACTCATGAACAAAAGAATCGTGCCTTTGTGCTGCCCGATGGCACGATTATGGCGTGGAGCAAGCCGTCTGGAGGGGGTGATCTCACTGGAGTGGGCGCTAAAGGCGTGAACAATTACAACGAGCTATGGGCGGCGAGGCAGGTATATGCAACCGTCTGATTTGTCAATGTTTGCGGTGTGCATGAATAACACACCGCTTCGTTTTGCTTCTAATACTAATTTGCAAATTATTGTTGCAAATGCTTATCGCTTGACGGACGACGAAAGATTTGTTTGCATTGAGAAGGGCAAACTTCTGGATGATTCTGGCGACAACATTTCCCCTCTGAATCCATGGTGGGGAGAGTTGACGGCTGTGTACTGGTTGCTAAAAAACACCACGGCCCCATTGATCGGCAATTGTCAATACAGGCGGTACTGGGACGAAGATGCCATTGCAAGAGCAGATAGTTCAGTGCTGTACACTTCTGAGCCTTGTGTTTTTAGCTGCTCCTTGGCGCAACAATTCCAAGGGGGGCATTCTTTCCCTGGCATCGAGATGACAATGGACTTAGCGGTGAAGGGAAAGCTGCCATTCACTGCCTCGGAGATGGCTGCCGTTTGGAACCAGAACCAATTCCAAGGGGGGCCAATGCTGTTTGGTCCTAGAGCCTCCTACGAACGAGTGATGAACGTCTTATTTGACTGTCTATGGCCCGTGTGGGACGAATACAAGGGGGAAATCATGACCTTGGAAGGCTATGACCAACGGGCGATAGCATTTCTCAGTGAGCGCTTGCTTTCGGGCGTCGTTCTATACAAGGACAAATTCTTTGGTAATATGCCAATGAGCTGTGCCCACTTGGACTTTATTAATTGACAATGATCAAAACCATCCTCGACTTGGGTACTCAGCCGCTAGTGAACAATTTGTGCAATAGCAGGCAGGAAGCGATGGAGGCAGAACAGTTTCCACTGAAAGCCATCGTTGAAGAAGACTTGACCATTCACCTGGACTATGCAGTTGATCCAGAAATTCTTTACAAGCACTACCTTTACAGGAGCGGAGTAAGCCAGCCATATATTGACCATTGCAAGCAGCTATACAAAAGCCTTTCCCACCTTAATCTGTCTACTGTTATTGACATTGGCGGCAATGACGGAACATTGCTAAATGCCTTTCGCAATACGTCGGCGGAGCATGAGGTGTGGAGCGGAATCAAGCCCAGTCGTTTTATCAACGTGGACATGGGGCACAATTTGCGAGAGGTAAATGAGCTGGCTGGAAATGAATTTGTATGTGGTCAATTTAATGAGACAATGGATTTGCCAAAGGCTAATTTAATTGTCTCTACTAATGTATTTCAACACACCAAAGACGTTCATGCCTTCATGCGAGGCATCGTTAAATTCCTGGATGGAGTGTGGGTGCTGGAATTTCCTTATACGCTAGAAACTATTACCACGGGACAATTTGATCAGTTTTACCACGAGCATTATTACTACTGGCTTCTTGCTCCATTGGAAGAATTGTTTGAGCAATATGGGCTAAGGATTATTGCACTTCTTCCTCAGTCTATTCATGGTGGCACCATGCGACTTTGGATGACAAATAAAGAAATTGGTGCGCCAGCATTGGACCTGTCTGCTATTAAAGAAAAAGAGCAAGAAGCTGTTGATTTGTGCAATTTTGATCAAACAATAGCGAAATTGCGTAATGACTTTAACGATGTCCTTTCGACTGGTGAGCTGGGAAGGATTTGCTTTTTTGGTGCTGCCGCAAAGGGGTGTGTTTTTCTTAACGCGCTTGGCTTGAATGTTAATACGATGGGAGAAACAGTGGTGATTGATGACACCATTGAAAAGCAAGGGCTTTATGTTCCAGGCACTGGCTTTCAAGTGGTGGACAGGAGTGCATTAAAGAATTACGATACGGTAATCATTCTTGCTCATAACTTTGCAAGTCATATTGAAGCATCTTTGCGCAAAGAGTTCAATGGTCGTATTATGACATTACTGCCTATTTGCGAATGACAAATAAAAAGCTAATTATTGTTTACCATTTGTACCAAGCTCATGACTGGGAGCAACTATTTAGTGAGCAAATGGGATTGCTGTTTATGAGTGGACTAATGGACAACGCTCGCTTAACCATTTCAGTTAACGGG